TCGGAGTTTCGATGTACTCCTCGCTAAACCCAACCGACGGATAGGGCTGGCCTTCCTTCACGTCAGCGGTTCCGCCCTCGGGATCCTTCGGCAACGTGATTCCGGGGATCCGCTCGCCATTGAACGGCGTCGTCATCGACGGAATCAGCCGCGAAATGATGAATTCTTCCTGCGTTGCCGCATTGAGAACCGAGGTGATCATCAGTTGGCCGGTAACGCCCAAAAACATCGACGAATCCACCGCACCCATCGCTTCTTGCAGAGAACCGGGTTGCGACGGGTGAAAGTATTCCTGGATGAACCCTTGACCAACCGGTGAGCCGTCGCGGTTGCGGATCAACTCGCCCGCGAGGTCGCGCAACGAAAATTCCTCGGGCCGAATCTGGCCTTCGGACAAGCATTCCTTGAACTCCTGGAACCCTTCGGATTCCTGTAGCGTACCGACGCCACTGCCGCACCGGAGCATCGCGGCCAACTTTTTCGCCTTGATGGGCATGTTAAAACCTTTCTTCTTGAAAAACGCTTATGGGCCGCTGGCACACGCCAGTGAAAGCCGAGCAACTGACGCGATTACACCGTACCGCTAGAGCTTCCGGCGATTTGCTGCAACAAGCCCGAATCCATGATGGTCGATTTGATGGCGACAACGATGGTGGTATTCGCCACGCCGAGATAGGCGCGATTCGGAACCGCCTTGCCAATTGCCTTCGATTCGCTGCCAGCGGCGACGGCGACAACCTTCTGGTTTTCCAGCGCGGTGCCCGACGCCTTTTCGCACGGGGCGACCAGATCGCCAAGCCCCCATGCGTAAGACGCGCAATCGAACTCGAATTCGCCGGCCGTCGCTACGACGACATAGCCATCGTTCGTGTTGAGATTGAAAGACGTTTCGCCGGTTTGCAGCCCGACTTTTTCATGGGCAACGCCCAAAAAGAGTTCCTGGGCCGTGTCCTGATTCAAGGCGAGCGATCCTTGATCAACCATCGACGAAAACGGACGGGCCTTTTTCGTGATCGGATCGCGAAAGAGCAAATCGCCTTTTTCGATGGGATAGGTGCTATCCCACACGGCGATAATCGGCTTGATGTCGCCGCGACGGTAGCGTAATTTGGACGCCATAGTGTTTCCTTCCTATTCAAAAAATGTTTTTGTTTTATGCTGAATGCCCCAGTTTTTGACGTGTTTTTCGCGGTGACTATCGGATAGCGCGGGCGAATTCCTTGCCCTTCGGAACGGCGGTCGCGGACGTGTTGGCCGAGCCGAACGGGGACGCAGATTGCGGGTTGGTCGCCATCGACCGGCCGCGAGTAGCGGAAGACCGATCCTCGATCAACGCTTTTCGCTTGCTGGAATCCGGCTCCCGCAAGAGCGATTCCAAGAAGACTTCCGAACAAATCGCTTTGTCGGCCGTGTCGAGCTTGGCGGCTTTCAGTTCGCCGTCAATCGCTTCCTTGAGTTCGCGCGTCGCCTTCTCGGCGCGGAGCGCGACGACTTCCTCTTGCAGGCTCTTTTGCCCGTTGGTCGCTTCGAGCGATTCTTGCAACGCGCCTACGAGATCCGGACGGTTCTTTTTCAGATCGTCCAGCGTCATTTCTTTGTAATCCATGCTTTCCTCCTGGGAGCCGCTTGCGGACGGCAGAGAGGTCAATTCGCTCTCCCAGTCCGCAAGTACCGAGAGGATTTTCGATTTTTTGGATTGGATCGTTGGATATTCTTCGTCGCCGTACATCGCGCCGGAAATCAAATCCATCGCGGTGCAGTTGATTTTGCGAAGTTGCTCTTTGCGTTCGTCCTGCGCAAGTTGGTCGGCGATTTCGCCTTCGGGTAGAACCGACTCGAAAAGCCCGTTCGTTGTCGCCGGATTTGCTACCAGATCAACGGAAAGAACCTTGTCGATCGACTCGACGACTTCTTTGCCGTTTTGCCGCTTCGAAGGCCCGCGGGCGTCGTGTGAGAAGCCAACGTTTTCCGGCGCATGCTCGGCATCCCAAATGAGTTGTTCCGCCAATTCGTGTTTCGGGTTGAAATGGAAGTCGCCGTATAGCCCGTCTTCGTGAAGCTGAACATCCTTGATTGCACCGATTCGATCGCGATAGGACCGGCGTGATTTCGGATCAATGTGATCGACGTTGACGGCCTTTCCTTCGTAAAGTGTTGCGGCTTTCTGTATGACTTTTTTCGGATACTCGCGTCCGTTTTTCGACGTGACACCAAGCACTTTGACGCCATGGATAACGCCCGCCTCGCGGTCGATCTTCAAAGAAATGCCGCGATTATCGACGATCTCTTGCAATACGCTTTCGGTCGGTTTTGTCGCGGCTTTTCCCATTTTGCACCAAGAAACGAAAGAAGGCCTGGAACTTCGTCGATTGAAGTTCCAGGCCTCGGTGGTTCCGAATACCTGTTCCTAACGCTATTTTTTACGATCTGGCAACCTTGTCAGTCCCGTTCAGCGTTCGCCTAATGAGCGTCGGCTGTCCGTTGTCGAACGTCACTTCCAGGCCCACCGTACCGTGCAATTGCCGGTTTTCTGCATCGTCCAGAATCTCTTCCAAACGCCTGTGAGCATGGTGCCGAATCGACGTACTCGATTCGCTGATTCCCTTGCCAGGATCGAACCTATCGCCATTTTGTACCACCGTTTCCGGTTTTGTCAAGCGGTTTTTTCCCAAAAATCCTTTCTGGGTTGTTGGCGTCATCGCCTTGGAATCCGTTTCCGTCATCGAATTAACTCCATGTAAAAGTGGTTGCGGAAGCTTTGGAAAATAATTGCTCGCGCTCGGAAATTAGTTTATTGACCTCGAATTTTCGCTTTTCTCGATCTGCCTGTTTTTCTTTTTTGAGTTTGGAAATCGGCATCAAGTTGCCTTCGGGGTCGATGAAATCAACCCATTCCGGCCGCGTGGTATCGCCAAGCAAACCGGCGACAACCTGAAAACGCCGCTTGCCGACGGCCTCCATTTGGTTTTTTGGCGTGGCCGACGCGAACCAATGCGTATAGGCGGCCGGGTCGGGAATGTCCTTGCCGGCGGCGGTCTCGAATTCCGCCTTGACTCGCGGGTCTTGCTCGAATTCCTTCGGCTGTTTCAAGACCGGCGCGCCGAAACAGCGGCAATTCGGTTCCCACGGCGGATTTGGCCACCGCTCACCATCGTCGGCAACATATTGCCCGCTCGGCTGCTTGTGATAAATTTTCCCGTTTCTCGCAGCATGCGTCGGGCGTGTTGCCGAATCCATAGTCGCAATATATTGCATGCCGACGATCATGTCGCCCAAAGCGTCGAACGATGCCAAGTTGGACGACTCTGCCACCCGGCGGGATTCTGTGCGGGCGATTCGCTCGGCCGACGCCCGATAGTTGTCCACCTGTGGCTGGATCCGCTCCCGCAACTCGCCGACCGTCTCGCCGGAGGAAATGCCCGTCGCCAAACTACGTGCAAGCTGCGATGGGTCGGCCACCCGTTTGCTCAATTGGTCGATTCGGTCGGCCCACGTTAACCCGCCCGCGCCTGGGGCCATCAGGATTGAATTTACAACCCGGCGTGGCAGCGGCTTGAAAACAAACGCATCAACGAGTTGCATATACTCTTCGGGTGTGAGCTTTTCGATTTCTTCTGGCGTCAAATTGAAAATATCGGCCGTGACGGAAATCGGTATCGTGTCTTCGCGCATCATCCGGCGGTGTTTTGTGTGCGGCAAAATCACGTTCCACCATTTTTTCGGAATCGTTTTTTTGAGCGTGCTTGCCGTTTGCTTGTGGGCGTGCTCGATCATGCCGGGTAAGGCGTCGGCCATCGCCTGTTTTGTGTCGTTAATCGACTGCTGGATTTTGGACGTGAACAAACCAACGTTGAATTGTTGATGTTGATTTGGCTTTGGATCGACAGCATGCAATAACAAATTTCGCAACAAGGCATCGAAGATTTTTCCGACTCGATCCGCAAGCAGATCGGTTTTATCAAGAAAATCAACGTGGCCTTGATGCAGGCGCGAGGCAATTCGTTGGTCGATTACGCTGGGCATTCTATTTCACTCAAAATGTCGCCGATGTCATCGGCCTGGATGTCAACATAGAAATCGAGAGTTGTTTGTATATAGTCGTGTCGCATTAGTTTTTGCAGCACGCAAGGCTTTACTTTTTTTGCCCATCGCGTACCAAAACTCCTCCGAAAATCAACTGCGCTGGCAAATTTTACTTTTCCGGTTCTGTGGTCGGTATGAACCTTCACTCCTGCCAACTCCCCAGTAAGGCTTAGAACACGCCCAACAGTATCGTATGACGCCCTTCCTGTAATCATTTCCGGGTTGAAAACAAATCCGTTCCGTTCACCGCATGGAGTTGCGAGAAGCCATTCTGCAAAATCTGGCGTCAGTGGTAGCACTCGGTCGGCGTGGCCTTTTTCGGCTTCCGCGCTTATGCGAAAGCGCGGGTACTTTCCGGTAAAATCAACCTGAAACGGGCTTCCGTCGTCCCAGCTTAAAATCAACGATTCTCCAAGTCTTAATCCAGAAAGCCACAAGCCATTCATGTAATGTCGCCAAGAGTTCAGCCGTTCTGGCGTAATTGCTTCGGAGGATCGTTTGCAATAATAGGGTTTCCGCTTTCCTGTCCGCTGATCTTCTCTTCGTCGCTGACGATCTGCGATAAGTGCATCTGGTATTTTTTCCAGCATCCTATCGAATTCTTCACCAGTAATACTTCGCCCCCTAGCCTTGCTTGTACATCCAAGTTTTTTTGCTCGCGTTGGCCGCTTGAACTTCGGTGCCGCCAATATCATTTCTTGTTCTGCCGCCCATGTCAGCGCGGAATGCAGGTGGGCGAGGTAGGACGAAATGGTGTTTTCCGATAGCTTCCCGTTTCTCAACTCGGCTTGTAGCGAGGATATCGCCTGCGGGTTGAGATCGGACAGCTTGCCCGCGGATACTTTTGGGAGAATCCGCTCGACGGCGTTGAAAACCGTATTGATTTTGCGACCGGTTCGCTCGGCCAATCCGGGAACAACTTGGCATTCGTAAGTGCAACGAAATTTTGCCCAAGTAATCGTGTATTGCCCAGGATCGCGTCCATTATTCAAGTCATTTTCCCAATCGCGGGCTAATTTGCGTGCCTCTTCACGGTTTTCGGTTCGCGATGATTTCCGTCGCTGCTTGCCGGTAACTGGGTCTGCGTATCGTAGTGACCAGCATACGCACCCCTTGTACATCACTGTGTGAACACGAATTTTTTTATTCATTATCCAAGGTCTCCGCCCACTGTGACCTAAACCACGCAATGGCTTCCTTGCCGTCGATGATCAATTTTCTCCCGTCCATGAAATGAACAGGTAGCCCACGTTTCCGCATTGCCGCAAGTGAGTTTCTGCAAATGCCAAGCCGCTTAATAAAAGCAGAAATCGTGTAAAGCTCAATTTCCGAAATTGCCCCAGTTGATCGAATTTTTCGCTTTGCCATTTTTTGCATCTCTTACGGTTTGTGTATTTTTATTTTGATCCGCTGGACGATGATTCGCCACTCTTGCTACTGCCACCGCCGTTGGTGCTCTGACTTTCTTCGCCACTGCCTTCGTTGCCGCCTTCGCCACCATCGTTCGCTGGAGCGTTACCAGGAACCATCTCCGGCATGATCGGCGGCTGGTTGTATTTTAACCTAGAATCTGCCTCATCTTCAATCTTCTCGCTTTCCGATTCGTATTCAAGCCCATGCCGAGCGGCAAACGTATCGAGCGACATGGCGCCTTTGTCCACCAAAACGCCATCGGCCTGGACTTCCTGCAATCGGTTTTCGCTTTTGATGATCGGCGGCTCGGCCTCGATCTTAACAAGCTCTAAAACGTCACTTGGAAGTTTTCCAGCGTCGGCGGCAACCTGGACCGCCTTGCGGATAACGATCAAATCGGCCTCGATCAAATCGGCCTGCATTTCCTCAAAACTTTTTACCGCTGGCCCCTCGGCCACCATCGTCGAAGAATAGTTGGCGTTGCTCGCGTCGGCAGAGATCATGTATTCCGGCATCCCGAGCGCGGCGGCGACGGCCCGTAATTCCGCCTGGATGCCCGCAACGTACTTTTGCACGTCCAATCCGGCCTGCGGGAATTCCATGTCCACCGTGTTCGGCATGTCCAGGATTGTACCCGGCGCGAATCGTTTGTAATTCGTCGTTGTTCCGTCGGAATTGTTGACCTGCCCGGTTGCCGCGCTATTGACGTATTTTTGAATCGTTTCCGTCGTGGCGTTGACGTGCTTGCGAACGGCGGCAATTGCCGATTGAACTTCGGCCACGGTAGTAATGTTCCGCAAGAGCCGCATCGCACGTTCCAAGTGCGATCGCAAGGCGTACCACGTCGGAAGCCCTCGCGGACTGTTCATGTCCACGTTGGCCTTGAGATGCTGGATTTCATCCGCCGGAATCGTCTCACGAATACCGGTCGGGTTGCCAGAAAGATCAACGTCAACCAAATAGTATTCTTCCGGCGTCTCGGCATCGCCGTCGGCAAATTTGATCCCAAAAAAAACATCATCGCCGACCGTCTTTCCCGGCGGGGTTTGGATCAAAAGCGGCTCGACGAATCGGACTTTCAGCGTACCAGCGGCGGAGTCTTCGAAGAATCGCAAAAATCGCTCGCCATCGCGATCAAGTCGCGTCACGGTTTCTTTCTGACGTTTCGGCCACTTGTTTTCTCGCGTGAAGTCGTCAATAACGTCGCGAACTTCGCTCAGCAAATCTTCGTCGGCATCGTCGGGATCAATCGCAGAAACTTTGTAGGTGTGCCCTTTGCCAACGGTATAGGCCACTCTGTTTCGATTCGCGGCAATTGCAAATGGATTGACCAATGCAAGCCGCCGGGACATGGCGCGAATCTGCCGCAACTCCACTTCGTTGATGTAAGCTCCCGCCACGGCACCTGGGTAAACAATCAGCCGCCCGAGCGCAACCGATTCATCGGCTGGAAGCATGTTCCCATTTCCGTCAAATGTGGAAATGTCGCTCGTGTCAACGAGACTTCCCCATTGATTCAATGTCGCTTCGATCAGTTGCAGATGTCCCAATGCTTCTTGCAAATTGCTCATAATTTTTTATCCCGTTGGAATTCCGTTCGACTCGATCGGCAGGCGGATTGCCATTGCCAGTGCATCCGGCCCATCATCGTGTTCAGCTAACGGAAAATCCATAAGCTGCTCGACCAAAAGGCGATTGCTCGCGCTATCGGCCTTAAATCTCAAATCCCGATGGGAAATATAGGTTCCTAACCCGCGAATCTTGACTTCTTTGTTGAGTTTTGTGTTGACGTGATAAACCGGATATCGAATCCCAAACTGGTTTTGTGTCACTCGCTCAAACTCGGTCGCAAGCATCTCTTGGAAAGCGTTCGTTTCAAATCCAAGCATGTGCGGTTTGTACTTGTCAGCCCAAGTAATCGTGTCTTGCACAATTCTGTGAATCGGCCTGCGCTCGATGTCCGAATCAACGTAAACAAGCCCGTTTTCTTTCCGCACGCCGACGAATACGATTGCCGAGTAGTCACCCGCCTTATCGCTCTTGCCTTTCGACGGGTCAACGAAAACAATTCGCAAATCAAAATCGTCGATATGCGGCCACTTCTCAACATCGCACCAAATGAACTCGCCGAACAAGTCGGGCGACCATTCGACGTTGCTGCCTTCCGCCGGATTCTGCTGGTAAAGCGCGGCAAACGCTTTCGCGTCTTGCTGCCTGATAGTTTCCAGGGCTTCGACCGACTTGAATTCCGGCCATAATGCTTCACCCGGTTCCCGCTGGTCTGCTTCGTGCGTTTGCTTTTCCGTGCGAATCGCTGGCAGTTCTAAAATCTCCCATTGGTCGGCATCCCGCTCGGCCATCTTCCGTAACAGTCGGCCCGCCAAATCGTCGCGGTGCCATCGTGTATGGGTGATTAAAATTGGGGCATCTTTTGACAGTCGCGAATAAAAGTCGTTTGTGTACCACTCCCAAACCCTCTCGCGATATACCGGCGAATCCGCTTCGTCGCGTGACCCAAACGGATCATCAATGATTCCCATTTGTGCAGGCTGGCCCGCGATCGACTGTCCTACGCCCGCCGATCGCAATGATCCGCGGCATCCAACGACCTCAAAAAAACCCGACGTTTTCCGCTCGCCATCTTTTCCGCTTGCAAGTCTCGCGCCTGGATAAAGCCGCTGATACGCATGCGTTTCCATGATTCGCTGAACATCGCGGTTCATGGATTGCGCCAGCGATGCCGTGCATGACGCGCCCAAAATCCGCAAGTTTGGATTATTTCCCAATGCTTTCGCCGGCATTCTTCGGCTCACAAGTTCGCTCTTGCCGTGTTGCGGCGGAATGAATACCATCCCGCGAAGAATCTCCCCCGCCAAGAACCTGTCTAGGAACTTCGCTAACAGTTGATGGTGCCAATTCGCACGGTAATCCTCCATCGTGTATTGAGTGAACGCCAAGACACTCGACCGGGCTTGACGTCGCCTCAATAACTCTGCCGCCGCTTCCTGTTGACTGATTGTTGATGATTGCAATTAGTTCGTCATCCGTAAGTTCTTGCACGGCTGAAAGCTGGATCGGCCCGCCGCCAAACCCACTCAACTCCGTTCGCTTTGGAGCGTTCAAGCCTTTCAAATCACATATCTTTCCAAGTACGCTTTCCGCTCGCATTAAAAATGCCGGGTTTTTTGTGCTGTGCCACGCTTCCAGCGTTTCGCGGTAAATCAATTCGTACCGCTGGAAAATATGGTTAGTGAGTTCCTCGATATTCGCCGTCGTGTTTTTTTTGACTGCTTCTTTCGCTTCCGCAAAATATCGGTGAACTGATGTGCTGCTTGTCTCAAATCCCTCTTCGCGAAGTTTCTCAACGATTTTCGGAAGTGTCAAGCCTTCGAGATACAGTTGCGAAACACGTTCTACGGCCTTTGCTCGCCTCCATTTCCGAACACATTTTCCATGTCTACCGCCTTTGTCTTTACGTCCAAAGTATTTCATACTGCATCGTTTTTATTGTTTCAAGAAAACACTTCGCCCGCTTGTCTAACGACGGCGATCATCCTTGAACGCGCGGGCGAAAATTTTCTCATCGCGATATCTTTTCAAGGCAGTCGGCTTGTCCATCGGCCTTATCGGTGCGCCCTTGCTGGCTTGATTGTGTTGCTACTTCAATGGGTTCATCGTCGGCGAAAAAGCAATCGCCCGACTGCCTTGATCGGAGCTTTCATCGCGGCACCCAGTTTCCTTTCGCCGCGCGTACGCTCATTCGTCGCACTCGACTCCCGCGTCACCGCCGTATGCCTTTCCACATCCACCGAACGGCTACGTTTAATGTCGCATCGACCGCCCGGACAGCACGCCGAATCGGTTGCGGTTGCCTGCGATACATCGACGATCGGAGTCGATCCCACGTCGGCAGGCGACGGCGGAAGCGGCAACACGCTCGCGGTATCGGTCGAGGCGTTCGCCGTGGGCTGCACATTCGCATCGTGCATTTGGTAGCCGACGAAAGCGGCAAAGCATAGAGCGAGGATCAAAATCAAGTTACCTCTCATCGCGAATTCTCCTTCTTTGAAAAACAGCAATCGGGGTTAAAAACTTCACACTTTTCTTTCGATTCGAGCGGATGCCCGAAAAGTTCGATGGTTTGTTTCGGGACATGCAAGCAGCAATACTGTTTTGGCTCACCGGTCGCGTAATCGGTTCGAACGATGCAACATTTGTTTTCGAGTCCACAAACGCTGCATTTTCCCATCGAAATCACTCCTTGAAATAACCAATCCCCACCGCCACTCCTACCGCAACAAGCGAAAAAAATAGGTGCACCATACTCAACACGGTTCCAACGTCAACCCATTTCGGGCAGTCGTACGGATAGGTTAGCCCATAAGCGACTTCCAAAAACAGCATGATCGTCACGAAAATTATTGCCGCCATCAACGATAGGCAAATGTATTTCACGATTTGCACCTCATTCGTAGGCGAGCGTTCGCACGGCAAAGGCTTCGTCGGGAATCGAGACCGCACCAAACAACGTCCAGCGGTCGAGCTTCTCCCGCCAAGTGTTCGGGCTTCCTAGGCCGATATCCGTCCCTCGCACAACCGCCTCGTCAAGCGTAATTGCGTGGCCAAAGCGGTTGTAGCCAGTGTAGATCGCGAAGCCGGAAAGCAGGGCGGTAATGCACTCGGCCTTCATGTCGCGTGCGCCAAGATCGAACCACTCAATTGGCCGATGCCGCAAGGCGTTTTGCTGCCATCCCGTTTTATAATTCGCGGTCCGGAGCGAGTATTGAGGCACGAAAGACCGCTCGGCAATGCCGTGTTCCATTGCCCACTGAATAGCACGATCGCAGTAGAATCCGGTGTCTCGCCATCCGGCAACGCCCACGATAGACTCTGGCGCGAGCTGGACGTAGTTTTCGTCGCTCATTTCGACGGCCTGCGTCAGCGAGTACGCCCAGCAAAGAGGGTGCCCGTCCTGGTATTGGTGAACCGGCTTTTTCTCCTCGTAGATGTAGCGAGGAAAAGCCCGCGCCGCATTCATCGCCTGGATGCGCGGAATCCATTCCGACTCGGGAATGAGCGGGATTGCGTCGGCAAACAGCGGGACGCCTTCGAGCTTGCCTATCTCGGTTTGTCGCGGCATGTAGCCGAGTTGTCGGATCGGATTCGCGTAATCGTAGAAATTGCTGTCGTCTATTATTTGCACGGCACGGCCTCCTTGAGCTTGTCGAATGTGAGAGGGCAGGCAACTGAAGTCGTTCGGCCATTGCTCCACTTGCGTGCGAGTTGTGGCAACGGCTTATCGCCAACGGCTTTCAGCACGGCGGCAAGCTCGACTTTCGCCGCCTCATTGACCGGCACGTCGCCTGGATCGATCCGCTTGATGCCGAGTGTCTCGGCCTTACGGATTGCGATGATCTGCGTTTGCGGGAGCGCCGAGCGGTTCGCGGTTTCCTCGACGATCCACGCTTTCTCGATCTTCGACGACGCGCCAACCCACGACAGCGGCGCGTCGAGTGCTTCCGGGTGCGCGGTGCAATAGACGCCGCCAACGAGGAGGATGATGCACAACGCGATGCGGATTTTGATTGAATCGGTCATGGCGTTACCCCTGCCCATCGGGCGTAATAGGTTCGTCGTCCCACGCCAACGCCTTCACAATCAGCGATTTGCAGAGACTTACCGCGTCTTCGTCGCCGTGCTTGCGAAACAGCACTTTCGCCGCCGTAAGAGCCGTCCACGCTCCGGCAAGATCGACGCTATCCATCGCCTTTTCGATCGCCGACTCGGCTTTCGTCGCGGTGGAATTCTGTGCCCACGGAGTCAATGCCCAGAGTTTTTTCACGCCCGGCCACGCCAGCGAAAGAGCCAGCATAGCGCACGCCGCGAACATCACGATCACAATGATTTTACCGACCATAAATCACCTTTTCCAAATTCCAACATGGTTTTTCTTTGCCGCTTTTTCTGCACCCTTCATCACGTCGCTCGCCTCGCCATTGCATTTTGCAAGCCCGGCGAAAAGCTGCTCGACCTGCAAGCACACATTTCCGGGGCCATAAACCGTACCGGTGATCGGTGCCGACGATCCCATCTCCGCCGCCTCGACTGCCGCGCCGGATTCATCCGCTGCGAATATCGCTCGACTCTTGTAGTCGATCCGCACGACTCCACCGCCGGTCATGCGCTCGAGATACGCTTTCGCCTCGCTCGCTACCGTCTGCGGAATTTCGATGCCCTGAAGAATCACTTCCCGCCGCCGTTTGTCTCGCGGCCCCCATGCAACCAGCAACCGGCCGCCGTCGATGACCTCGACGACAGGGCAGGAGACTTGACGTTGCAGCCGTTCCTCGCGTCGTTCCTCGCGGTTCTGTTGACGCGCCGTTTGGCAACCCATCAGCTTCAGGATCGACGCGAAAGCAATTAGGATTACCGCTACGACGATCAGCATGATGAGGATTTTTGCGGACATTGGTTTCGCTCGCGTATGGACTCGTTGCCGGAATACGTGTACATTAACGCACTCAGCGGAAATCTGTCAATGCTTTTCTGGTGACAAGATACGCCAAAAAGATATCGAGGTTATTCAATCCCTCGGAAGCTGCTAGACCATCCCAAAATAGTGCCCATGTGGCAAAGGCGGAGTAGAGATTACCGCCGCATCCGGCCAGCCGCGTTCATGGCGGTCTCGCATAGTGCGAGCTGCGGCCGTTGCCTTCCCATCATCGATCAATTGCTTGATGGTTTTTTTCTGCCCGGCGTCATCAAGGCGGATCGGTGGGCGTCCGGGCGATGGTCGAAAAGTCCCGTCGAGATGCCGGCGCTCGGCCTCCCAAGCGTTGATCTCGCCGCGCGTGAGCTTCGGTGGGTTCCCGTTGTGCAAAATATTCAAGCACAACAGATACCGGCCTTTTCTTCGCAGGCGTTCGCCGCACGTCGGACAGTGTTGGGGAAATCGATTCACACTCACCCTCCCGCGTTTTGGTTTGCTTTCTTGAACTCAATCACCCACACCCAAGGATTCGCATCCCAGCCGAAGCCGCGTTTGGCGTAAAGCGAGTCCCATAAGCTGCTAAAATTATTTTGTGCTATCGACTTATTGAGGTCGTAGGTCGGATGGGAGTAGTCGCCGGGCGTGAATCGGATAGTATCCATGCCTTCGGCGATAGCGTCCGTCTCGCTAATATCCTCCAGTCGCTCCACTCGCACGCCGGTTACTTCAAGTGTCAGCCGAGATGCCCATCGTGGCATGTGGATTGATGGACGCCAGCAACACAATTTTCCAGTTGGCTTTCTGTTTGGAAATGTCTCGCAATAATCGTCAGCGCGATAAATCACCGCCGTTCCGTTGCAAGTGTTTCCGTGCTGAATATGCCAAGTCGTTTCTCTCGCCCAAAGCCGGTAGCCGATCTGGATTTTGCTGAACTCGGTAAACCGCTTTGCGCCAAGCGACGTATGCCATCCGGGCAACTCAAATTGCAAACCGCTTTCGCCTTGGTAGGTTTCCGGTTGCGGCTTCACAATCCTCCGCGTCTGCGTCTTCCGACCTTCGAGGATCGCTCGCACCATTTCGCCGGAAAATAGAATCGGTATTTCTTTCATTGGGCTTGCTCCTTTGCTTCCAACGCTTCTTTCGCGTGTCCCATGCAGTCGAATGCGATTCGATGCCACCAATCGGCCTCGCTGATTTCTCGATTAGAAGGCATGTCGATTCCGTGGTAGGCGATATATTCCAACGCCTCACGCAACCTCACCACTTCCGCCTCGGCATCTTTCAGCTTCCGGCAAGTCGGAACTAACCCATCGTGATCGGCGAATGGTACGCCGCAGGATTCGCATTTATCGCTCATCGACACCACCTCCATAAATCAGGGTTATTCGTTCGCGTTGATTAAACACCCATGCAAGAGCACGTCGAAACTTTCCACGTATCAGTAGGCTTCCTGATGCCTTGCTCTAATTCTTCGCGTAGCTGTTGTAGCGAAAGATTTCTTACTTCACCACCGCGACGATCCTTTAGAATTGTGATTTCGGTTCTTCCGCGTTTTCGCAGCTCTGCCAGGAACTCCTGCTCTTTCTGTTCGTGATACGCAAACAAAACAGGATCATCTCGAAGCAAGCCCGACCACTGCTTAATGCCAGCCAGAATACAAGCCCCGCCACAATTCGCATGAGGGTAGCCATCGGCGTACATGCTCGGCGGTTTAAGTCCGCGTCGTTCAAGCTCGTCGATAATGTCGCACCGCAAGAGAAGCGGATGCCACGTTAGCGGATAATCGACTTTGTACGGCTTCATTGCCTCGGTTAATCTTGCCTGCCTTTTTTCCTCGTCGTGCGTGAATCCGACGTAAATGATTACCGTGTTAGGATCGCCGACGATTTCTAGATGTTTCTGTAACGGAATGCGTTTAAGTTCCCATGATGCTTTGCAGCCTCCGCCAGGAAGAGCATAAAAATACGTTTGGAAAAACACATCCCATATTGTTTTTCCGTCGTTATTCAATCGGACGATTGGCATTCCAATGTATTGTTCCAAGTCGTCAATGAAGCGGTAAACGTCGGGATGTTCGCTATTCGTATTGGCAAATCGTGGGAGTACATTTTCGGAGCCGAACCTATCGATTACACGAAGGAGCGCAACTGCCGATGCTGCTCCACCTGAAACATTCACCACATGTTTTATGTTGTTCATCGCCAATATTTCCCGTAAATCATTTTCAAAACTTCATCGGTAAGCTCACCCGTAAACTCGACGCCAAAAATCAGGCGGTAGGATTGGCGGTCGTACTGCTCGATTTCGCTTTTGAAAGATGGTGGAAATTGAGCAGCGCGTGCAATCAGTCTGATTTTACGAAGGCCATCTTTAAGCCGCTCGATTTCCGAATCCTGACTATAAATGTAGTTTTTAATAACCTCGCCATCGCATGGGATACGTGTATCGCCAAGATGAATATTGCGATGATCCCAAATATTTTCAATCGCTCGCTTAACTTCCGGCGTCATCGGCATTTTTTATCCTCCAGCGTAAAGGCCAAACAATTACCGTGTATCCGCGGCCATGCTCAATAATCTCACACCACCCACATTGTGCGTAAAGCATTGCTTCGCATAGACACATCTTTCGATATCTCATCTCGCGGCCACTCCTTTCTGAAAATGCTTCTCGATGTACTCGGCCAGCTTCGGAACATCTTCCCGGCTGATCTTGATGATGTCGTATCCGTCCATGAATCCTAACGCTCCGTCTTCGTCGATGCCGATAGTCACGCTCGACGATTCGCGTTGGAGCCGGTGAATGGTTTTCTTGTTTTTCCAAGTCATCTCGCGGCCCTCAGCTTTCTTTGAACGCAATAATAGTTGACGTAAACATAACTTCCGTCCCAGTAGTCAATTTCTTTTCGCCTGATTATGCGACAGCGTTTCTTCGGTTTCAGGCTCTTTCGCTTCATCGTTTTGCCTCGCTTTCCTTGGATTGACGATCAACATAGCGTTTATCTTTGAAACTGAATACAAAGTCACATTCAACACAAGATGCCCGATAGTCAATCGAAAACACTCCATCGGTATCAATCCCAATCTCGTAGTCTTCACGTAATGAACATGTTCGATGTTCGCTTTCGATTGATTCCGCATTTCGAACCAATTCGAGATATTTTTTAGGAGGTACAGTAGCATAAAGCCTCTCCGCGTTGTTGTACGCCTCCTCGGCTCGCTTGATTCGGTTTGCTTCACAATTCGGACAATTGGCCCAGTTATTTGCGCTCATCGCTTCGCCATCAGCTTTCTATGGATTAAAACTGTCCCGTGAACCAGCACGTGAAATGCACACAGCACGATATTGCGTTGCTTTATTATCATCCTCTTCATCGTTTCGACCTTTCGCGTTCCTTATTTGGTTACCCAGTACACTTCGCCTAGATATATCTTTGCCTTGAGACCATCGTGAGGCGGCTTTATTTCTCTTGGCGTGAGTTCTCCACTATCTCGTTTATCTCGGCCAGTGCTTTCGGTTGCTCGAAATAGCTTACCAGTTATGGAGTTGACCAATAAATCCCCCGGCTCGATAGCATCGTTCCATGGATTAAAGCCAAACACTCTCGTTTTTGATCGTTTACGATATCGAAACCTCATCATTTCACCCTTTCGCGTTCGAGGCTTTCAATCGCCATTCTTTCGCACTCTTTGCAGTAGCTTGTCGGCATGTGCTTCGGATAAAACCCCCACGAATCAATTCGCACGGAACGGTTCATGGTGTCCTTTCCGCAAAGCGAGTGGTATCCGTCAGCGTTCGCCATTGCTAAGTGGTAATGCAACTGCCCCATGATGCCCTCAACGATTTTGAACACGTCGCCGGATGCTGCCACCCTCTTCGTGTCGATTTGATTCGTCTTCGGCATGTTATTTCCTCGATAAATCGTGTACTAGGTTTTTCAACGCCTGTTTCTTCGATGTGCCAGAACAATAAACCGTGAGACTTGGCTTTTCGTCACATCTCGCGTACGCCCACCATAACCCGTATTGGCCGATTTCGTTTTTCAGAAACGTGTATCCACATCTCGAAACAATCATGCGAAGCTCCGTCATGGTCTGCATCATTCGCTCCTTGCTTGGTTTCGCTGGTTAGTCGTCAATCTTGTTCGTTTTGTCGGTTCGTTTGAAGCTCTTGCAATGCAATGCGAAAGCTGTCAATATCGGAGCGAATTTCCCGCAAGGAACATTCAAAACTATCCAAGCGGCTATTGATCGAATGAATCTCATAGGATTCTGCCTTTCGTGATACTTCTGATTTTAGTAAACTGATTTCAGATTCAAGCTGCCCAAGTCCCGACCACGGTGCGTTAGGTGGAAACATCGTTCACGCTCCTTGTTTTGTTTCGCGTGTCAAATGCACTTCGCTAAGCTTTCTGCTTCGCTGAAAATAACCGCCGCTTGGCCAAAGAACATTTCCTCACCGTAGGCTTGCGCACGGCCTTGATCTTTGCGGGCATCGTTGGCTGCCTTCATGGCCTCCACCCTTGCGTTAGCGGCAAAGATTTTTCCAACCGATGTCCACATGTAGGCGTCCATGCGTACCACTCCTTCGTTTCGTTCTTCGCTCATTTGATTCTCCTTGGTTTCGCGGTCAGTCGCGGGTTAGTCGTCAATCTCAACAACGTAATACCATCGATTCTTTTCAAGTCCGTTATCGAAAATCATATCGCCGAACAATCTCTTGGCCGCAGGTGTCAGATAGCACCACACCCAGAGACCATTATCATCGCGTTTTTCACACGCCACGATTGCCGCAGATTCTACGGGCATTCCATCGAGTGTTTCTGTGTGATGTTCTCCTGGAAAACTAGCCGGAACTGCCTTGATTGCCCACCATATGCCCTCAGTGGGTTCGTCCTCAAAAACCAAGTATTTGCAGTTAGGACGTACAGCGGTAAACTCGTCAATATCTTTGTATCTCGGTGCCATCGTTCACGCTCCTTTCTTTTGTTCGAGATTAGTCGTATTCGCTATTTTTAGTGTCGAGTGCAATCGCTCTTGCCTCATGTTTGGTCAGTGGTTTCTTGCCCGCTTGCGGGGTCGACGGTTCCGGTTCGATATGCTGTACTCGCGTCAACGGCATCTTTGGCCTCGCCGACTTATTGGCTAGGGTTTCATCAATCATGCTTGCCTCTGCTTTCGTTGGCGTGCGTTCTTGCAGCGACTTCTCGGCACGCGATAACTCCTTCCCACAGCACAACTCGGCCATGGCTTGCTCGGCTGCGGATTTGGCAAGGTCAAATGATTCTGCACGCGATTCGATAGACCACATCCAGCTAGATTCGTCGAATGCTGACTGCATTACTCGCAGTAGAATCCATTCGCATATAGCATCACTACATTCCGTTTTTCCGACTGCATAGTCTTTCCACTCCACCTTCACAGCCTTCCGCTCTCGAATCGCGGCGAGTTCCTTTGGGTTGGAAAGATTCAATCCGGTAAGTTCTTTAACCCTGTCCGAAAGTAACTTTGCGTCGTGTCTTAGGTCGGAAATTTTCTTCTCCTTCTCGCCCAGCTCTGCTTTCAACCGCTCGTACTCGGCACGGGCGGCATCGCGTGCTTCTAATTCTGTCTGCCATTTACCATGCAGTTCATCCGCTCGCTTTTCCTGGTCTGGATGGCGAATCAAATCCTTGACTCTAGCCTGCATTCGCTCAGCGTGTGCGCGGTAGGTGTCGATTCTTTTCAACAGATGCTCATTTGATGATGGCGCGTTCGTTTCGCTCGTATCAACAATCGTGATTAGGTTTTTGGTCATGGTTTTTTTGGGGTTAGGGGGTTATTCGATTTCACGTCAATCAGCGGCAGCCGTGGCAGGGATCATTGCAAGCTCACTTTTGCTCTCGCATCAACTCGATCAAACCACGCCAACGATTCCACAATCCCTCGCCGCTCCGCCTGCGTAGTGGACGGATTAAAAATCGGCCGAGCGCCATTGCCCAACGGAATAACAGCGGTGATCGAAAAGCCGTCGGCAATCCTAAACAATTCAGCCGGTGGGATGCTTGCCAAACCCGCTCCATCGCCGTTCTGTTGCGACCACACAAAATTTAAGTCTTGGATGTCACGGACCAGCACCATCGTCGCCGGCGTACGGCAAGAGGTACAGTTCCAGTTTCCATAGGAATCTTTCCAGAAGTGCTTACCATACGGCGGCGTACAGCCAGCGGAGCAAGGTTCCATTGGCCGATCCGATTTTTGTTCCGTTGTTTTATTTTT